TCTGTCCGTTTAGTTGCTTCTCATCTTCCCCTATTACTTCCGTCAGTATAAGTTGGTAGAGGTCTTCAATGGCTTCATCATAAGCCTGGTTTGCGATATTAGCTGAATGGTGGTCTCCTATTGCACTACACTCCCTGTCGTTTTTTATTAGCAGTTCTAGTATCTTATCTGGTGTATTAGCTTGGGGGTTGGGGGTGTTAGTCATGGTTTCCTCCTTTAATTGATACGGACAGCTAGTGTCTGCGTGGGTTGGGGTTTTGCAGTAGGTGCAGTAAATCTTAGTCATAGCGGTTCTGTTCTCCGTATAACTTTGTATTTAGTAAGTATTGCGTCTATTTGAAAAGTGCTAACGTCATGCATCATGGAAAGCTCAATTGTCGAGAAGCGGTCTGTGTATTGCTCGCATATTTCTATTTGCTCTTTAATCCTTAGTAGGCGCATCTTTTTGGTACTCCGATATCTTTATTACATTAGCTCCGGTAAAGTCATAGCCATTACCCATTACTGCACAGACATATCTTTTAGACGGCGAGTAGCGGTACAAGAAGCGTCTTAGCCGCGATATAGTAACCCATGCTCTGTTTTTGGTATCATATAGTCTAGGCATTTTATTAATCCTTTATATAGTATTTCTTTATTACTGCTTGCAGGTCTCTCGATATACCGGACCACCAAAGCTCTGCTGTATCAAAGCAAAGGCGGCGCTCTAGAAACCTGCCGTTTCTGCGGCTTTCAAACATCTCGAAGTTCTCGGTCTGCAGTTCTGATAGCCGGGCGCTTGCCTCGTACCCAACAAATAGATCGCCGAGACCAACTTTCATAAAGTCAGATGGCAACCACCAGTCTTTGTTTTTATTGAGGCACATTGTTGCAACAATTTTTTGTTGTTGTGTGAGCTTTTTGTTTGGTATTACAGCCGGAGCTTTAATTTCTGGCATCTGAGTTCTCCATTTCTAGGCTTGCGCCTTTATATACGTTACTGACCCATAGGCTTTGTTTAGACCTTTTTGGCTGTTCTATCTTGCTAATGATCCCGGCTTTTGCTGCACGCTTAAATACACCGCCGAGAGGGGAGTAGTCTTTTAGACCGTACCCGGCTGACTCTAGAAATACAATTAGTATATCGCTGACTATATAACGGTTATCGCGAGCAAGGGCTTCTAGGAGTTTCCCGGCGGCATCGCGCCACGCTTGGCTTTTACCGTCCATCAATTACCCTCACATTTATTTACTATTGGCTTTACTGCAGTTGCTTTCTGGACCGGGCTGGGTTCTTGTTCTTTTGTAAATGCTTCAATGCATTGTTTTTCGGCTTCTTGGCTGTATAAGGCTTTGATGCATTCGGGTACTGCAGGATCGGTATTATCACAACTACCTTCTGGATTTGACCACCTCTGTGGATACTGACAGTTAGAGTAACTTAAGGCTGGGGTAAATCCGCTAGCGTTTTTAATAGCTGACTCAATAAACATTCCTATTAATAGACCTGCGCTAGATAGCATTAAAACAAATATTATTGCTTTCATTTTTTAGCCTTCAATTTGTCTATTAAAACGCTAGCACATAGCGTGATAAAGAATATTACAATTAATAGTTGCCACCATTCCATTACTTGCCCTCCTTTTCATACCGCTTAAGATCATCGCTTGTTGCTAGAGCTAGCAGGTAGGTTTTATCGTTAGTATGTAAATAAGCCTCTACAGCGGTGGCGTTGCTTTTAATAAGCTGGTAACTAGTGCCTTGATACTTGATAGTCAGGATACCGGCTATAACCCTGCCGCTTATACATAAGTGGCTCATGTTATTTTATACTTTTCTTTGGTATAATTTCCTGCTCGATAAACTCAGTATCGTCTAGAATTGAGCCTATTATTTCATCCTCGTCTTGATCTGATATAATAACCGGCTCGCCTTCTGGCGGATCAATAAGGGCTGTGGTTGCCTCCTCTTTGATGCCGAGTACCTTTGATGCTTCTTTATTAGCTGATCGGTATATGACCGATACTTTGATAATCTTGTCGTAATCCCTATTGCTTAGACCAAGAAGGTAATCAAGTGCAGAGTTATAATCAACTTCAGTCAATTGCTGCTCCTCTATCTCTGGCTCTCGGCTATTAAGAAGTCTTATGACATCTTTGCGATTATTTTTATTAAATATACCCATTATTCCTCCATCTCTTTGGTTTATAGGTACTCTTATTATATATAACCCTCTACCGTTATGCAATACTATTTTACATTACCCCTTAGAATAGCGCGCTGTATCTCTATAGCCTGTATAGCTAGATCTGCCATGCCGCGCTCTACAGGGTGTGCCTTTCTGTGGTTCCCAGCTTGGTCAATAGCCATTAGGAGGCTGTCTATGCTAGGCATTGTGTATTCATGAGGCTCGTATAGCAATAAGATCCTATTTAAGGCGTAGTAGCCCAGCAGCGGCACTGCAGGTGCTATTTTATGTACTTCGTTGTGTACGGACCGGTCAAGCCTAGGAACTAGTGGTGGGGACTCTCTGAGTGTCTCTGACTGTGTTCTGGCAGTCCACTCTACCCTATTATGAAGAATATGGTGGCGGTCAAACTGTATCGCCACCGCCTATTCCTTTTGTGGTTTTAGTCTGGATATTAGCATGTCTTTTTCAGAGTTGAGAACTGCAACTTCAATCGCAATCTCCGCGAGCCGTTGCTGGACACCTTCGGGCGCTACTTCAGCAGCTCGCCGTTCTAAGTATTCAGTAACATATATAATCTCGCCCATGCTACCAAATTATCATACCAGTGGTGTAGTCGATAGAGCCTATTGAAAGTTTATGTTTATTTAGGTGCTTCATAGCCCGGCGCTTGATTGTTGTTTTATATCCGCAGGGGCAGACTATATTTACCTTTTCTTTACTGAACACATTTTTTATTATTACTTTTAGTTTTTGCATGATGCTCTCCATTTATAATATTTTATTCTCTGGTTATAGTGGGCTTGTGGTATTTATATCCAATAGCTGGACCTTCGCTTGAACTACCAAAGTTTTTTGTAATCTTTCGTAATATATAATCAGGTTCTTCCCAAGCTCTAATTCGCTTAATTCTACCGATAAAATGTATAGGCATTTTCTCTTCTAAAGCAGCAATACCTGTCGAGCCTTTTATAAATGAGGGAATTAATACTTTTGTATTATTATTTACTATTAAGTAAGTGTTCATGCCTTTGATCCGCCAAGTATGTTTTCTTTATAATATTTTCCGGGAGCTTTGCAATTTTTAAGAGCTGTTGCCATATACTTTTGTGATACTTGCTTACGTTCAGCGTACTCTAATAGATCCGTAAAGCCTGATTGACCGTTTACGTTTATAAATTCTTGAGCTTTTCGTACCCAGAACTTCTGGTATTTACCAAAGTTATATTTTACGAGCTTATCGTGTATGTATAGTGCAGCGTTGCCGGTAACCTCTTTTATCTTTTCAATAAAGCGGTATGTTCCATCGCGGACCATCTTGCATAGCTTTGCGAAGTACCGGCTGGGGTTTGTCTTTTCTTTTGCGGTTGCTATCATTCTGGACCACTCGTCAGCCTTGCCCATCTTTTCAAGTCGTATCTGAACACCCCTGTAAAAAGGTAGGAAGCGCTGATCATCTATAAGGCTAGATGCGTCCCCTATTCGTAGCAGCATAGTATCCATCCGCTGTTTATTAACACTGTAAGACATTAGTTTCCTCCATTTCGTCTTTGTATTTATAAATATACCACTTGATTACGATGCAAAGCAACTCCGCTTTAGCTTACTGTGTATAAATGCTTGATTTCAGTGGATAAACCAGTTATTTATTATCCGTATCTATATAGTATATAAAATTGTACTAAAGTACATTTCTATATAGTATGTAAAAGCAATAAAAGAATAGGGGTCAGGTGCTATTAATGGTTAACAAAGAAGTTGTCGACAGCGTTTACAATGTGAGGCAATGAATGGTTTATCTTTAATACTAGATTAGCTTTTAGATCGTACTTGCCGTCTCGGTATATTTTAAATGTGTTTGTTGTTTGGTTGTTCATGTTTATATATTAGCACATCAAAGCATTATTGTCAATAGTCTTAAACGGCAATTATCCCATTGAAGCAATTCTCGCTAAGTCCACCATAATTTAACTAAATTAAAGAGCCGCCAAGCGGCAGCTCTTTAGTGCATCTGAAAACTTCTCTAATTATAGCAGAGAGGCATTGGGTGTGTCTATAGTGGGCAAAGCAAAAGACCCTCTATTTAGGAGAGTCTGTATCTTGCCGAAATGGAGTTTCTTGCCGCTGGATGTCTTACGATCCAGTGACTACCTATAGTCTACCATAACCCCTATGCTAGTGCTATTACTTATCCCAGACAAAGTTATTTCCAAAGTGACCATATTCAGCTGTTTTGGTGTATATAGGAGTTCTTAGGTTTAGGAAATCAATTATACCGTTGGGGGAAAGATCGTAACCACCAACCGGCTCAGAAGCTCCGTCAATAATCACTGTGGCTTCAACCGGCTGGTCGTAGCCTATAGCGTATGCAAGTCTTACAAACACCTCCTTGGCGCGCCTACCTTCCAAATAGTCGACTGCGATGCGCCTTGCCATATATGCGGCACTTCGGTCTACCTTGCTCGGGTCTTTACCACTAAAGCAACCGCCACCAAGGGGAACTGTAGGACCATAGTTATCAACAGCTAGCTTCCGACCAGTAAGACCAGTGTCTGCCTCAAAACCGCCTATATTCCAGTCCCCAGCCGGGTTGGAGCGTATAACCGTCTTTGCTTTTACAGGTTTATCTGATCCCCACGACCTGACCAATTCATTTAGCTCGGCTGTAGATACATTTTGCCAACTGGCAACCGCTGTGTCAATTTTGCCATTATCATCAAGAGTGATTTGTGTTTTACCATCATAAGGATGCAGCTTATAAATAAATTGGTTAAGGCTTCGTGCCAGTACAACCTCAAGAGGCAGTTTCTCTTTTGTTTCACTGGTTGCATAGCCAATCATTATGCCTTGGTCTCCTGCGCCACCTGTATCAACGCCGGAGGATATCTCGGGGCTTTGTTTTACTACATTGATCTGCACACCGTACTTGTCTCCAAGCATCGCTATAACAATACTGCGTATATCAACGTATGCAGTGGTGGTTAGCTCGCCGGTAATAGTTATAATTCCATGACCACCCATTGTTTCAATTGCAACCCTGCTATTCTTATCTTGCTCTAGGCACGCATCTAAAATTGCATCCGATATACGGTCACAAATCTTGTCTGGGTGCATTGGCGATACAGACTCTGCTGTTCTCATAACTCTTTCTCCTTATTTTTATAATATTCAACCACTTCCTTAATATATCTATGCTCAGGGTCATAGCCTTTTATAAAAGCATCCAGAAAATCATGCACACTACTAAACACATCAAAGTGCCAAGCACCCTTCTTCTTGAAGGGATTAGTTACCCACGCATTTTGCATATCTATTGACCAAACATTCGACATAAAATCATTTGCTAATTTTCTTGCATACTTTTCTGTAATATCACCGCTTACTATTAGCTTTCTTTCAACCAAGTTACCTTCAACTGTTGCCTTTTTCATTATTCCTCCTTATTTTTATCGTAATTAAACCAACCAGATGATCGGACCGAGTCAATTGCGTGCGATGCAATGTTGCGAAGTATAGGCTTAGGATCTATTTTTATTTCTGGCGGCTTTATAAAATACTCGGCTACATCTTCGGGTATAAGCTCTGTGCGTCTGCTAGATTGATGCTCCATAAACAAATCTCCTTTTTTTAATTAAACCATAATGCTTTGACCTGTACCAGAAATGGATGCCGACTTCTTAAAGCGGATCGCTCCGTAATATGCAAATGCAACAGCTTCTGTGGGGTCAGACTGGATGTCGTTATTCATACTAGCGTAACCAAACATTCCATCCTTGCCAATACCACGCCTTTTTACAGTTCGGATGGATACATTAAGTGCAGGTTGGTCAAAGTGGGTTAATAGCTTATGCTCTATACCCTCGTAAAAAGAAGCGTATGCAGCACCGGCTTCTTTTACATTCGGAGTAAGTATCTTCTTGGACATCTTTCTCTCGGACCGCACAAGCTCCTCTACAAGTAACTGAGTACCTGCAGCGCCGTCAATTATTATCTTTGCACATTTCCTCCATCGGTTCTCTGCCAATAGCCATGCAGTAAGCCAGTGTGTACCAGCGCTCATTTGTTTGCGTTCGACTAGCTCTATGTGGACCTTGCCGCTCGGCATCTGCACTCCAACTGCTAATGATACAGAGCTACCATCTGGGGCAAACTTTATGGCGTATACAAGGCTTGGGTTTTCTGGGAGCTGGACCGCCTTTACAGACAAAGGAAGCCATTGATCGTCTGAAATAGCACGCATATTTTCAACACCTGCCACCCAGCCAAGACGCATCTTATTAAAGCTATCTATAGCCATCTTTGTTGACTCGGACCGGACAGCGGCTTTCATTAAGAAATAACCAAGGCTAGGGTTGGCTTTATACCAAGCCTCTTCATCGCTTGGCTCGGTAATAGTATCAACTGACCACTCCTGCCAACATACATCGTGGCTTTTGCCGTCAAGCACACTTTTGCGCAGACGTATAAAAACAGTACCCTGACCGCCACCGCTTGGTGGAGTTCCTGCGCGGATAGTTTGATAGTTTTGCTTCTTACCTGATGAAATTGTAGGCAGCAGAGCTTCCTGCTGTCCATCGGTCTCTTCCTGATCCTCGTCAAGTATTAGTACATCGTTTGTGCTACCGAGACCATTTGTGCGTGTACGAGTTCGGAATACGCACCTGCCCCTGTTGCGAAGCTCAACGTAATCTAGGCTTTTTGGCTCTTGATCAAACTCGTCAGTTAGCATATCGCGGATCTCTTCATCAGCATCATAAAAGAAGCGTTGGATGCGCCTTTTTATTTCCGATACTGTAGTCTCGCTTTGAGCGGTGTAAATAAGTGCTTCGCCAAGAAATACCATGCCACCAATTATTCTGGCGATTAATAGCTCTGATTTGCCGTTTTGGCGCGGTACTAATAGTCCGCAATCTGGGTTTACCCATTTACCGTCCTCATCTAGAGCCATCCACCTATACAGGACCGCCTTTTGCCAAGGTAATAGTTTAAGACCGTAATGCTCCAATAGCTCTATAGTCTTATCGGCTAGCCAAATATCACCGTTCTGATATACGTCAATGCGCGGTTTTTGATCGCCGTAGCGCCTCATGCCTTTATGAGCCACGTTATTTCTCCAAATCTTCTATTGTTACTCTTGATCTAAAGCTGGTATGCCTAGACCCACCACCATTATCACTTGGACGTTTTCTGCTTGCTCCGTTCATGTCACTTAGTAATTCGCCTAGCTTGGTGTCTTTTTTAGGACCGAGCCTTTTCTCATAGTCAGCAATCTGTGTCATGATCTCGGTCAATTCACGTGCCAGAGCAGCCGTGTCGCGCGCTCCTGCGCCTTGTTGGAGTTTCTCGGCTATTCGGTCACGTGTAGCCTTTAAAACGCCTAGGCGGTCATTAGCAAGCGCCAGCTCAACTATTGTCTTGTGGTTTTTGGCTCTGGCGGCGTTATTAGTAAGTCCCGATTGGTGGATCTTGTCTATTCGGTGTGGGTTGCTAATAATATCGTGCCAACGGCTCAGGGCAGCATAGGCTTCTGTGTTTAATATATCGCGACCTGTTATAGCCAATATCTTTATTACATTAGGCGATAGGGTTTTAAAGTAATTAAGCCACGCATCGTAATCTTTTTGGCGAGTTATTTTAATTTTTAGATTGCGCTCATTCCACTCTGTCTGCATCTGGACAAAATACTTATGACTTAATTTAAAGAACCATGCCTCATACATCTCATTTGTAATAACAGGTTTGGTGGGTTTTTTAGTTGTCTTTTTAATTACCAACTTGGTGGGTTTTTTAAGTTCTTTTTTTGTTTCTTTTTTGGCAGTCATAAACTAGACCACGCCGTTCCAATACAGGTTTTCGTAGTTATAAGATGCCTTATCGGTATATGCAGATGCGAGTAGGCTTCTGGTTTTAACAGCCTTGATTAATTTTAGTCGAGGATCGCTTATTTTATAGCTGCTTAAGTATACAGGGAAAGTCCTTGTCATAACCCATTCATAAAACTCTTTATGATCAAAGCCGCCCTCCTTGTACTCCGCTGTGTTTTCATACGGCGGATCGCAATATACAATTATATTTTTACCAGTTATATTAACCTCTTTGTAGGTTTTGCCTGAAGTAATATTTAGGCGCTGCAGACTAGGCATCTGCTGTATTTGTTTAAGACGTTCTAGCCTAGCCATGTGCTGTAGTGGACCAAGCTCGGGAAGTTGCCGGTTTAATACTATTCTTCGTTGATACGGTGTCTTGTACCTTTTACTGTCCATGTATATACGAGTATTAAAATCAACCCTCTTAAACATCTCGTCAACGTATTTATTATTAAACTGCTCCAGAAAGTCGATATTACCTTTGCCGGTCATAACGAGTTTTGTAGCTTCCTGCTTGAATTCCTCAATTCTTAAACCGTACAAATAGCTTTTTTGGTTGTTGCCAAACGTCCAGCAGGTCTGCAATAATCCACCGTACCAATCCTCTCGGGTATAGTCGCGCTCGAAGTCCTGCCGGGGTATAAAGTCAAAGGGTATGTCTCCGCCGTCTTTTAGGTACTGGAGCAAGCCACCAACTGCATTAGACAGCTCGTTATAGTGAACGCTTATTTTTGGATATTTACGGACCGCATAAAGTGCTATGCTAGCCCCTCCTCCAAATAAGTCGTAAAAGTGTGTTACGCCGGGATGTCTATTTACAATAAACGGTATAAACTTGTCGACAAGTTTTTGCTTTGACCCCATATAAGGGATGCCATAGTGTCGCGCCATATCAACTCCATTTCTTTAGTCCTCAAACTCTAGACCGCAACTTGGGCATACGTGGACTTTATCAGTGCCGTCTTTACTGGCAGGATCATCACCCTCTTCATTAATATCACCAAAGTTAAAGTTCTGAAGTCCCCAGTCGCTTAGCTCGTTAGTATCCCACTGGTTTGCAATAATATCAGTATCCCACTCACCAGATGCATTATTGTCTTTAATTATAAACTCGCGTTTTTGTTTTTCTGTAAATCCTGTAACCTGCTTGACTGTTACATCCGAGTAGCCGAGGTCTTTTAGTGCATATATACGCTGATGCCCTCCAAGTATTGTAAGATTTTCATCCACTATAATCTCGCGGAGCTGTTTCATCTCAGGAAAGTCCCGGAGTGATTTCTTTAATGCTTCGTAAGCCTTTTTATGAATTTTTCGGGGGTTAAGATCATTAGCGATTAGCTTGTCGATCTTTTCAACATATATTTTAACTGTGACTTCTTTTGCCATTGCGCCTTCTCCTTTTTATTCCGGGCAGTTCCCGTATGCGATATGGTTGATGTCGTAATTATAACATAATAATTAGCTGATATAATAATACTTAGAATGGAGCAATAAATCTATATGGACCGGCAACCGAAGAAACCCTGCAAGCACTGCCGCATGATGGGACATTTCTCTTATGCGTGTTACCAGAACCCCAAGAGGGCTTTAAAAGCGATCAAGCGCTCTCCTATAAATAAGGTTGGAAAGACAACCAAACAATGGCATGTTACAAGAGCAACTTGGATTAGAAAGAACCCACCACCAATAGACAATCTGTATTGGGAGTGTTATTTAAAAATTCACGAGTGGTGTCCTAGTCGTATAGACATAAGCCACCTGACTCTGGACCACGTTATTAGCCGTAGCCGAGACCCGAGCCTTCGGTTTAATCTCGGAAACCTTAGACCATGCTGCATATACTGTAATGAAAAGAAGGGCAGCCTTTCACTTGATCAAGTCAAGCCGGGTGTTGTATAATAAAGTTATTCAGTAAACAAAATAAACACTGAACCAATAAAAAGAGCGCTTTTGCGAGGGCGCTCTTTTTATTAACGTTACCAATTATTTGAAAGCGGCACAGGGTTTTCTACCTTTAGACCTTCGTAATCCTCAGCCATCTTTGCACCTTTTTTACGGTTGCACTTACTATGTGTTAACTGTAGATTGTCCATTTCGTAAAAAGCTCCGCCGCGCGACTTTGGAACGATATGATCAACCTCAACAGCTAAAGATGTAAAGGCTTCTGCTTCCAAATCAATATATCCTTTACAAATAGCGCAGTAAGGTTCTTTACTCGCAATTGCTCTTTTGCGAGCTTGCGCCCACTGCGTTTTACTCCAGACCCTCTTTTGTAAATCTTTATTGGGCATTATGAAACTATTTTGATTTCACTTCTATATCGTTTACGGCAGGGTCTTCCGGTACTAAGTACGGCATATCAAGTACGCCTATTGCCTGAATAGCCAGTGTACGCCTGTGGTACTCTCTTTCAAGTAATCCCCTCGCGGCTTCGTATTCGCCACCTTGGGCAGCCTGTTCCCTTAGCTTGTTAAGCTCAAAGGCTGACAGG